CAAGTTGCTGACGCAAAAATCAGTGACGTTAACTCACAAGCACCAGTTGGAACTACAGTTGCGTTGATAGAACAAGGCTCAAAGATTATTTCTAGCATACACAAGCGTTTACATTACGCACAAAAACAAGAGTTTCGTATGTTAGCAGAGATTTTTTCTGAAAATCCAGTGCCTTATCCGTATTTTGTAGGTAATGTTGCACCACAGATTATGCAAAATGACTTTGATGGTCGTGTTGACATACTTCCAGTTAGTGATCCTAACATATTTTCTATGTCACAACGTCTGTCTCTAGCACAAACACAGTTACAGTTGGCACAAGCTGCACCACAAATACACAATCAGTATGAAGCGTACCGAAGAATGTATGACGCACTTGATATTAAGAACATTGATAGCATTTTACCACCTCCACAACCACCTGCACCAGTAGATCCAGCGACAGAAAACGCAAATTCTATGAAGGGTGCACCACTTCAAGTGTTTCCACAACAAGATCACGAGGCACATTTGATGGTTCATGCTATGTTTTTGTCAAACATGGTGGCACAAGCTAACCCACAAGGCTTTTTATTGTTACAATCTCATGTTCAAGAGCATGTTAGTGCGTTAGCAAGAGATCAAGTGACTAAATTTTTCCAAACAATGATGCAAGAAGCTATGCAAAAAGGTGAACAGCCACCACAAATTGCACCAGAAGCTGTTGAAGCAGCAATTTCACAACAAATTGGTGAAATATTGAAGGAAATTATGCCTATGATTGAGCCTGCACAGAAACCAGACCCACTTGTAGCAATAAGAGAGAAAGAATTAGAGAACGATACTGCTGATTTACAAAGAAGATCTATGAATGACGTAATGAACTTCCAAATAGACTCGGCAAAACTAGCACAAGCGTATGAATTGGCACAACAAAGAACAAAAACTCAAGAAC